TGGATTTATTGACGAGGAACACCCTACTGCTACACCAAATACGGCTATTCCGAACAAGCCAAATACGGATAATCCCAACAAGGGAAAAGCCGTACACATTAGTAATAAAGATTTAAATAGTAATAAAGATAATATATATATAGAGAAATTTTCTCCGAATGATACGACTTTGACAGTTATTAATGAGAAGTATCCTAATATAACTGATAAACAATTAATCACATTGGTAGATACATTCAAGGACAAGGCAAAGAATAGACAGAAGCCTTTGAAAGATTTAGATTCAGGAATGCGATACTATGTTAGAGAGGAATGGGTTAAAGTACCAACTGGCAAGGTAACGTCATTCAACGCAATAAAGCAACAGGTTCAGGCACATCAAAGCCAACATCTGTCAATGCAAGAACTTAAACAACTAGGGGGTTAGTATGTATCAAGAAATAAAAGAGGTAGACAGAATAGAAATAGCAACAGAGATATTCGCTCGTATGGAAATGGAATATAAATATGCTACGAACAAAGAGGTAGATAAAGTAGAGGCAATTAAATTTCTTGCTGAACAGTTGAAAAGTATAAGTGACAACGCTTGCTTGGGATGGTATGAGGCACTAAATAGAATTTCAGAACTAGGACGTGAACACCCACCAACAATTCCTGAGATAATAGTTGAGTTGAGAAAAATAGAAATTGCGATGCAACCAAAAGCAAAGGCGTTAGAATATACGAAAAGTAATTACGCTAGTCTTTGGAATATTTGTGATACCACGAGACAAAAATTAGAATTTCTTTCAACCGTTTTTTCTAAAAAAGAAACACCACCTTCAACTAAATATCATATCAAAAAATGGATGATAGCCGATGGGTGGGATAGTGGCAGAATAAAAATGACTTTAGGTATATAGTTAAAATACCTTGACGCTAAAAATAACGACAAGGTATAATACTTAAATGAATACAAAAACAATATATTACAACGATATTTCTTACGAAATTAAAAGGCTAGGGCTGTCCAAGGCAGAGGTAGCACGCTACTTTGGTATCACACGACAGGCTTTGCACTACCGTATTAAACAAGACCAACCTTACATTCATTGGATGATTTATGGTCTTTCTAATTATCTTGGATATGTACATACAAGGTCTAAATGGGCAGAGGTAGCATGCACAGGGTCTAAATGAATCAAATAGAACACGAGGTACAAAAGTCTATTAAAGAGTACCTAGACGCACGAGGTTTCTGTTGGTGGGCAGTTCCTAATGGTGGACAGCGCAATGTAAAGGTTGCGTCAAAATTACAGGCAGAAGGGGTTAAAAAAGGAGTGCCAGATATAACCCTGATATATGAAGGTATGTTCTTTGCCTTGGAAGTAAAAAAGCCTAAAGGGGCAACCCCAAAAGGTTACTTATCAAAAGCCCAAAAGAGCATGATTAAAAAAATAGAAACTAATGGTGGTCAAGTCAAGGTGGTGTATTCGGTGGCAGATGTAATAGAGGCATTAATAGATTGGGATATTAAAACTTGATGAGCAAGATAACTAAAAGTGCTAAAGGACAGGCTTGTACAGTGAGATTATCACCATACTGTAATGGTGGGGTTGAGAATGAGACTGTCGTATTCGCTCATCTCAATGGTGGTGGAATAGCCTCTAAGAAGGCAGATATATTTGGTGCTTATGCTTGCCATAATTGTCATGATATTGTGGACGGCAGACAGCAGACAGACCTAGACAAACAGTACATTCTTCTAACTCACTTAGTGGCAATGCAAAGAACACAACAAATCTTAATAGATAAAGGGTTGATTAGATGGGAGTAAGAAAGTGTGTGGCATTTGAAGAACGATGAGTCTATTAAAAAAAGTTCAAAGTGGGTTTCTGATTACGGCACTGGCATTGAAGACCCTAAAAAATATAGTACAATTAAAAATAAGGAGGAAATAAAAATGGAAGATTTTCTAAAGGCTGTTGAAAAAATAGCAAAGAAGTATAGGACTCAATTAATATTTACTATAGTAATTGTCACAGTTATTTTCAGCATATTATGAGGAAAGATAATAAATTCAATGAGCGTTCAAAGAATAGTTGAAAAGCATAAGCCAAAAGAACAAGTTTTTAAATCGTTAGTGAAAGATTTTTTCCATGAAAATCCTGACGTAGAAAAGGCAGTAGTAAGCATTAAAAAACCTATTACAACTCGCTCAGAGGCTCAGAATCGCCTCTACTGGATGTGGATAGATGTGGCATCTCATAACATAGGGTACAATAAGGACGAAATCGCTGTAATATTTAGAGACCTATTCTTGGGTTACAAGACCTTCACTACAAAGAAGGGTAAAGAGATAACTGAGTTGCGGTCATCAACTGAATTAAAGGTGGCAGAATTTAAGGACTATTTAGACCAAATAGATATACTTATGGCAGAGCAGAATATTCCATTACCAAGACCTAAAGATGTATATGATAAAGCGATGGGATTAAAAGGATGAATATGTTAATGTGGGAAGAGGTATTAGTATTAGTAATAATAATATATGGGGCAATAATGCTATGGGGTTTTTGCAAGAAGAAATAGTAGGGGCAAACACACTTGACCTGAGTGAGATAGATGATGCAGATTTCAAGGAATTGTATGTAGCCTCCCTAATGCTATTATCAAAAGATTCCTCTGTTGATTTAGCGCACTCTGCGGTCATGGCAGTTCTTGACGCAGTAGAAATCGACTTCTCTCCAATGACATCGGTGAGGTTACACTAATGGCTAGACCAACCAAATATAATGACAAAATACTAGAGAAAGCACAGGACTATATAAAGAACTATACAGCCTATGGCGACCAAATACCCATGATAGATGGATTAGCGTTAGAATTAGGCATTCACAGGGATACCATCAACGATTGGGAGAATAAATATCCTGAGTTTTCCGACATCGTAAGGGGTTTAATGACAAAACAAGGCAGAGTTCTTATGAATGGCTCACTGAGTGGCGAGTTCAGAGAGAGGACTGCAACCCTTGCATTAAGTTCAAATCATGGCTTAGTTACTAAGACAGAAACAGATATAAAATCAAGCGATGGCACAATGAAACCTACTGTGATAGAATTAGTCGCAAAGTATGAAGACCGAGAAGATTAAAGCACAGATAGAATTACCTCCAAAGTTAGTACCAATTTTTGAAGGGGAGGCAAGATTCCGTTGCAGTTATGGGTCAAGAGGTTCAGGAAAGACACGTTCCTTTGCTCTAATGACTGCTGTATATGGTTACAGATGGGGAATGCAAGGCAAAAGCGGTCAAATACTCTGCGCTAGAGAGTTTATGAACTCATTGGATGACTCGTCTCTTGAAGAGATTAAGACGGCAATAAAGTCAGTAGATTGGCTTAATGATTATTATGTAATAGGTGAGAAGTATATTCGTTCTAAAGACGGGAATATACACTACACATTCACAGGGCTAAGACGTTCACTAGATGCTATAAAGTCTAAAGCAAGAATTATATTAGCGTGGGTGGATGAGGCAGAGTCTGTAAGTGAAATGGCGTATCGTAAATTAATACCAACTGTACGAGAGGCTAAATCAGAGGTGTGGGTAACATGGAATCCTGAGAGTAAATACTCGGCAACACACGAGAGGTTTAGAAATAACCCACCTAAGAATGCGAAGATAGTTGAACTAAATTACATGGACAACCCTTGGTTTCCTGACGTTCTCGAACAAACACGACTAGACGACAAGAAAAACAGACCTGATATGTACGACCATGTGTGGGGTGGTGGATTCTTAATTTTTACGGACGGGTCATATTATGTTAACGAACTACGCAAACTTAAAGATGAGGGAAGGCTAACTAAAGTACCTTATGACAGAAGTATGGGAGTAATTTCAAGTTGGGATTTAGGAATTGGTGATTCCACAGCGATAACCTTTGCACAATTTGTGGGCGCAGAAGTAAGGATAATTGACTACTACGAGTCAGCAGGTGTAGGATTAGACCATTATGCCAAGGTATTACAAGACAAGGGATACGTTTATGACCAACATATCCTACCTCATGATGTTAGGGTAAGGGAGTTAGGCTCAGGAAAGTCTCGTCTTGAGATACTAGACAACCTTGGGATAAAGAATGTAGACATTGCTCCAAACCTACGAATAGATGATGGTATTCAAAATGTGAGGTCATTCTTAGACAGGTGTTGGTTTGATGAAAAAAAGTGTGAACAATTATTTGATGGTCT